TAAACCGTGACCATCGTTAACTGGTCAAAAATAAACATTTACTAAATAACAATAGTTCTTAAACAGAGGAACAGGAAAAAATATGGACACACAAACATCTAGACCAACACATGCTATTAACGGTGCAGAACCCCAAACCGCTGATGGTAAAAAAGTACAGTGGGATGCTTTCCAGAACTTCAATCCAAATGCAGGAGCAAACATGGCAACTTTAAAGCCAGGTGCTTCAGTTGCTGGTCCAGGCCCACAAGGTCAAGGATCTGCTAAGGCTGCTAAGAAGGGTGAAGAGGAAGAAACCGAGACAGAAGAGCCAAAGGAGATGCAAGAGCATCTTAACGCTCTCTTCAACGGTGAGACTCTAACCGAAGACTTCATGAACAAAGCCAAGACAATCTTTGAGGCTGCTGTTAACGAGAGAGTCAATGTTCTCCGTGAACAAGTCCTCGCTGAGGCTGCTGCTGTCGTTCAAGAAGAAGTTGAAACCGCAGTCAACGAACTAGCAGAGCGTCTTGATGACTACCTCGGTTATGTTGTTGAAGAGTGGATGGAAGAGAATCAACTCGCAGTCGAAAACGGTATCCGTACAGAAATCGCAGAGAACTTTATGTCTGGACTCAAGGAACTCTTTGAGACTCACTACATCGAAGTTCCACAAGAGAAGTACGATGTCGTTGACGGACTCTTTGCTGAGAACGAGGAACTTGAAGCCTCACTCAACGAGCAAATTCAAAACAATATCGAGATGCAAAAGGAACTACTCGCTTATCAGGCTGGTCAAGTCTTCTCACAAGTTGCTGATGACTTAACCGATGTTGAAATCGAGAAGTTTGCTTCTCTCGCAGAAGGCGTCGATTTTGACAGCCTCGAACAATACCAAGAGAAACTAAATGTTCTCAAGGAGAGTTATTTTAACTCTGCACCAACCGTAACTAACCTTGTCGAAGAGACAACTAACAAACAAATTTCTCAAGATGTTGGCTCTAGTATGGGCGCTTACTTGAGTACTTTGGATCGTCTTGCTAAAACAAACAAACTCTAATTTCTAAACAAACACATTAAGGAGAATATAGAAATGGATTTTTCAAACAACTCGTCTTATGATGTGCTAACTGAGAAGTGGGAACCCCTACTCTCTCACGACGCACTTCCAACAATCAGTGACTCTTACAAGAAGAAGGTCACTGCCGTCCTACTAGAGAATCAAGAGAAGGCTCTCCGCGAGCAATATCTCGTTGAAGCACCAGCCAACTCCATGAATGGTAACTTCTCTGTTAGCCAAGTTGGTACTGCTAACACCAACATGGCTGGTTATGACCCAATCTTAATCAGCCTCGTTCGTCGTTCCATGCCAAACCTCATTGCTTATGATATCGCCGGCGTTCAACCAATGACCGCTCCAACTGGCCTTATCTTCGCAATGCGTAGCCGGTATGAAATACAGGGAACTGGTGTTAATGCTTCTGCTAGTGGTCGCGGTCAAGAAGCCCTTTTCCAAGAAGCATTTGCTAAGTTCAGTGGTACAGGAAACACATCTGGTGGTGCAGCATTCAGCGCAACCGGCGGTATCAATCCAACCGACGGCGTAACCGGCGGTGTAAGAGATCCAAATACTGGTGGTGCAACCAATTTCAACATGGAAACCTTCCGTGGATTCCTAACTGGTGCTGGTGAATCACTAGGTGAGACAAACGGAACTCAATTCCGTCAGATGGCATTCAGCATTGAGCGTATCGCAGTCGAAGCAAAGACTCGCGCTCTAAAGGCTGAGTACACCACCGAATTGGCTCAAGATCTCAAGGCTGTTCACGGACTCGATGCTGAAAGCGAACTCGCTAATATCCTCAGCACCGAAGTCTTGAACGAAATCAACCGTGAGTTGATCACCACCATTTATCGCGTTGCTAAGACAGGTGCCCGTCAAAGCGATTTGAGTGCTTATGTCAGCGATACCAGCGGTGGTGGTGTTTATAATCTAAACACCGACTCAGACGGTCGTTGGAGTGCAGAGCGTTTCCGTGGTCTCATGTTCCAAATTGAACGTGAATGCAATGTCATCGCCAAGGAAACTCGTCGTGGTAAGGGTAACTTCATGATCTGCTCAAGCGATGTTGCCAGCGCCCTCACAATGGGTGGTTTCCTCAACCTCGCACCAGCCATGACTGCAAACCTCGAAGTTGATGACACCGGCAACACTTTCGTCGGCGTCCTTAACAACAAGATCAAGGTTTACATTGATCCATATGCCAAGTTGGGTGTTAACTTCTGTGTAGTCGGATATCGCGGTACATCACCATATGATGCCGGTATATTCTACTGCCCATATGTTCCACTACAAATGGTACGCGCTGTTGATCAGAACACCTTCCAGCCAAAGATTGGATTCAAGACCCGCTACGGTATGGTCGCAAATCCATTCGCTGAGAACACTGACATCAACGCACTCGGTGGTAACCAATACTACCGTATCTTCCAAGTCAATGACCTCCACGGTAACACTGGATTCTGATTTAAGTAATTAATCTGGGGAGATGATTGGGGGGAGTCGCAAGACTCCCCCCTTTCTATTTGAATAAATACTAGTATGGCAACAAAACCAGATATAGATTTTTTACCAGACGATAGTAAGTTAAGTAATTTCAATTACCTAGCCACAAATTATTTCCAAATAATGATCAGTAGAGCCCCTACTGTTTCATTCTTTGCACAAGAAGTAACTTGCCCTGCTATTTCTATGGCTGAATTAATTCAACCAACAACTTTAAGCACAACTATTCCACTGCCAGGAAATGCTTATACATTTATGCCATTAAATATCAAGTTCACTTTAGATGAAGATTTACGAGGATGGCAAGAAATTTATCATTGGATAACCACAATAGGTAATCTTAAAAGTACAGCCAATACAGTAGCATATCATGATCGTTTTTCTGATATAACCCTCAGAATAACCAATAGTGCATATAAAGGCAAGTTTGAAGTTGTATTTAGAAACGCATTTCCAGTTGCTTTATCAGAAATACCATTTTCTGTTACAGCCACAGACAATGTTCCATTAACTGCTACAGCCAGTTTTAAATACACATATTACGATTTCAAAGCATTGACTTCACCATAATCTGAGGTATACTCTTCGTTATGACTTTTGATGATCTTAAAGAAATGGTTAAAAAAGATATCTCTTTGGACGAGACACAACTCGACAAGGAATCTGCTCGTACCCCACAAATTCATAATAAGTATCTTCTTTTCTTCATGGAAGAGAAGTTATCTCTTGCTCGTATGGAATCTGAATTGGCTGTTCTTCGTAAGAAGAAATGGTTGTACTTCAGTGGTAAAATGAGCCAAGATGAATTGGATGAAAATGGTTGGGAGCAATTTGATCTCCATATTCTAAAGAACGATATGGAAAATTTTATTGAAGCAGACGATCAGGTAATCAAGCAGAAACTTAAGGTTGAGTATCAACGGGAAAAAGTTAATTACCTAGAGAATGTGGTAAAGATCATCAATAATCGTCAATGGAATATTCGTTCTATCATTGATTGGGCAAAATTCACTAACGGCCAGTAAATAAATACTGGTATGGATTTAGTGATTGAAGACTTAGATTCTGTTTATATCAAAGTTAATTGTGAACGAAGTATTGCCAAAGAACTAAATCAATACTTTACCTTCGCAGTACCTAATTATCAATTTACTCCTGCATATAAGAATAAAATCTGGGATGGTCAGATTCGTTTATTCAATTTGTTTACACATACAATCTATGCAGGATTATTGGATTATGTAATCAAGTTTGCCAACGATAGAAACTATACAATCAAATATCCACAGCATTCTGATAAAAACTACACAGAAGAACAAGTGGCTAAGTATGTCGAAGAATTTATTCGACCAACTGCGTCTGGTAAAAGAATCAGCGCACACGATTATCAAATAAAAGCAATTACACATGCCATACAGAAAGAAAGAACTCTTCTGTTATGTCCAACTGGCAGTGGTAAATCATTAATCATTTACTGCTTGATGCGATTCTTTCTAGATCATATTAAACCAGAGAAAAAGATCCTAGTTGTAGTTCCAACTGTTGGTCTTGTATCACAGATGTACAGCGACTTTGAAGATTATTCAAAGGAAAATAAATGGTCTGTTGGAAGACACTGCTATACAATTTCATCTGGTAAAGAAAAAGATACGCATAAGCGTGTGGTTATTTCTACTTGGCAAAGCATCTATAAAATGCCAAAAGAATTCTTTGATCAATTTGACATGGTAGTGGGTGATGAATGTCATTTGTTTAAAGCCAAATCTTTATCATCGCTTATGTCCAAACTTACAAGTTGTCCAATTCGTGTTGGTACAACTGGAACACTTGATGGAACCCATACACACAAACTAGTGG